TGTTAGACACGATGCTTGGTACGAAGACCAAGATGGTGTACGACCATTACTAGATATGTTTAAGCTAGAGCTTGTTGAAAAGTATGGTACATACAAATCAATTGACTGGCAGTATAACAACTGGGGAACTAAATGGGGTGACTGTCAAACTACTATCAAGTGGGATGGCGAAGTTTTATACGTAGGATTTGAGTCTGCTTGGGGAGAACCATTCTTGTTACTACAAGAAATAGCTACCAAGTACAATGTAAATATAAATAATAAATGGGACATTGAATTTGGACAAGATTCTGGACAAACTATATATCCATTTCCTAATGGTGAAGAAGTTAAAGCAGAACATATAAAATCTTTACAAGAAAGTAGAGATAAAATAGACAGTATGTTTAAATAAGAAACGCAGCTACTTACATTGCTTGTACCCCTTTGCAAGCCATTAGACCAAAATGTAGGTAGCTTGTAGCACATAGCAAAGCGAAACCACGTGGTAATGGTATTAACAATCCCTGCTATACCTGTTGTGTGTTACAAGCTATCTATTAGTAAGAATTGCAGCTGCCCTGTTGCTTAAATGACTGAACGTAGATAGCTTAGTACTTATACAAAATCGGTGTTCTAATTGCCCAATAAAGTTATCCGAAGTGTAAGTACTGAGCTATATGATATAGCACTAAAGTAAAAAATATGTAATCTGTCTGCACTATTGACAGACAGATTACATTAACAGAAGGGAAAACTATGTATGATAATGAAGATATAGAAGGTATATCAGCAGAACCATCAATCGACCATTATATTGTTACGTTTATTCAAAGTAAACCAGGCGATAATAAAGGTACGTTTGCAAGAGTTGTTCACGTTGATGCACCAGACCACGTAACAGCTATACAATATGCACAACGTATTGATATGTCTGCTAGAGCAGAAGTAATGACAGACTGGCTACCACCAGATGATATAGCTGAGAAAATACTTGGACCTAATCCAACTCTTGACGACCTTAGAAAGCTTCATGCAAAATTCATTGACGAAAATATGTTCAAAGCTTTTATGATGGAAGATTATAAAGCTATACAAGTAACTAAAGAATCTGATATTGAAGAAATGAATGAAGAAACTATTAATCTTGTCATCAATAACGCAAGTAATATTGGTGATGAAGCAGAAGAGTTTCTAAGAAAGGAGGGTAATGACACTACCTGAAGGTATGTATGCGGCTACACCACCAGCTGTTAAACGTAGAGGTAAACAACCTAAACTGCTAACAGATGATAAAGTAAAAATATTACTGGCAAGTCCTAATACTTGGTACGTAATAGGCAAGTCAGAAAAATTTATCAGTGGTGTTAAAGCAAACATAGAGTCTATGACTCAATCAAATATATCTCATCTTGCTACTAAAGGTAAGTTTGAGGTACTACAAAGAAAAAACTCTGAAGGAGCTATTGATATTTACTGTCAATGGATACCTACAGAACAAGAAATAATATAGAAAGGAAATAACAATGGATGATTGTTGGAAATTAGTTGCATCTGTACTAGGAAAGTCACGTAGAGTATTACTCTATGGGCCACCAGGTACAGGTAAAACATACAGTGCAGTAAAACAAAGCACACCATTAGATATAAATGGTAATCCAAATATATATCAAATAACAATGACAGAAGATACTGCCGCTGCAAACTTGGAAGGCTTTTATATGCCTAGCAAGGATGGCAGTTTCGAATGGCATGACGGTATTGCAATACAGTCGTGGCGTAATGGAGGTAGATTGGTTATCAACGAGATAGACCACGCTTCTCCAGATGCGATGACATTCTTGCATGCAATTCTTGACGACCAAGACATAGCTATGTTGACATTGAATAATGACAATAAAGAAACAGTACGACCAGCTGAAGGGTTTCAGGTAGTAGCTACTACTAATAGCCCACCATCTTCATTGCCGCCAGCATTGAAAGATAGGTTTCCAGTTAAAATACACGTTGATACTGTACACCCTAAAGCTATGGAGAAATTTCCAGAAGAATGGCATAACGTAATTAAGGATACAACATTAGTTGAAGACCCTGAAGAACGTGTGTCGCTTCGTGCTTGGACAGAGTTCTTTGCATTGCAAGACAAAGGTTTCTCACAAGAAACAGCAGCTAAACTTATCTTTGCTGACAAAGCAGATGAGTTAATCGATGCAACTGTATTGGCGAAAGCTGATGCATAAAGCATATCCATATCCAGAAATAGTTACAGGTGACAACTGGCAAGTTAATGAACTAGTACCAGGTGATATTGCATCTACAGATAATCTAAATAAACAGATGACAGTACCACTTGACCAAGCATGTGACAAATGTGGTCTTAATCATAGTCGTATGATACGTAGACACGAGCTAGGTCATGCTAAATGGTCACCTAAAACTATGGGTAAACTAATGCGTGGCACACGTAAAGAAGCAATAGAAGTGTTAGAAGAAATACGAGTTAATTATTTATTGTTTATAAATGGACTTGGTATTAACGAACCTTCTAGCTGTATAGATATTATAAGAATGCAAACTACAAGGTTAGTCTATGAAGGTAGTATAACTGAAATTATATTGTATGGTCTAGCTAGCAACTGGGTCACAAATACAATTGATAAAACACATAGATATTATCAAACAGACGATGAAAACAGAGAGTATCATAAGTACAGTTATGCATCTCGTTTAGACCGATTTAAACGTAGTGAAGAACATAGAGCATTCAAAGATATAATGGCACACGCTATTACAAACCCTGAGATATCACCAGTAAGACAAGAAGAACTACAATTTGCACTAAATCAAATTGGACATTTCTTTAATAAATTGCTTGTAAAAGGCAACTCATACACTTATGCAGATAAAGTATCTTATAGAAAGGTACAGAAAGTAGCAGAAGAACTATCAACAGTACTTGACATGTTTATGGATAAACCTGATGAAGTTTATGCGCAGCCTAGTGCAGCGTCAGGTACTGATGGAACTGAAGGTGAAGAGTCAGAAACAGAAGAAGGTACATCTGGAGGTATAGGTCCTACAGCAAAAGACTTAGAAAAACGTATGCGTAAACAACTAATAGACCAAATGCAGAGCTTTAACAGAAGCTCAGGTGTTGGTTATTGGGGTGAAATGACAGTACATAATCCAGTAATGACTGTAAATTTACAGGGCAGATTACAGAACGGAAGACAGTACAGACCTCAAGAGTATGGTTACAATCCTAAATATATACATCGTTATTGTGTAGATAAAAAGATATTTAAACAAAAACAACATGTATTAGGTGGCACAATACTTATTGATGCATCTGGTTCTATGCAGTTTAATGGCTCTGATATCTTAGAAATAATGCAGTTGTTACCTGCAGTTACTATTGCTATGTACAATGGCGTTGGTAACTACGGTGACTTACGTGTTATTGCTAAGAATGGTATGCGTGTAAGTGAAGATTACTTAAATCAACATTCAGGTAAAGGTAATATTGTTGATGGCCCTGCTTTGCAGTGGCTTGCATCAATGCCTGAACGTAGAATATGGGTATCAGATATGCATGTATTCGGTGGGTCTGGTAATACAACAGGTTTTAATCTAATAAAGGATGTTATAAATACCTGTACCAGAAACAAAATTATTAATCTAAAGAACATAGAAGAAGTAAAGGAACACGCTTATAAATTAAACGTGTTATAGTGTAAGGAGTAAAGGTCTACAGGCAACTGTGCTTTTGTTTCCTTTCGCAAAAGTTAAGCCTTTACAGTAGCAGAATAGAGTCGGAAGAGAACTCCGGACAGGTAAACATTCAACTTCAACAATCAACCCATAGTGAACACTGCTACACTTACAAATTCATGTAATTCCGCCTTCAGGCTTTACATCAGTTCATCGTTTGCTGGAAACCCCGCGCACTCTTCACTTCTGTTTAGCCTATCCAGCGGAAATACATTCAGTTAAATACTTGTAATAAGAATAAAGATGTGTATAGTGAATAGTATGAATATAGATGAACTGCTAGCAGAAGCAGAAACAGGGAAACGTAGTGCGATAGTCGATAGAATTACAGACGAAGCCAGACCATTTTGGCAAGGATGTGAGGAACGTGTTATTGCAGGACGACAATTAAAACCATACGTGGTATCTAGATTATTAAAAGAAAATTTTAATATCAAGATTAGCGAGTCAGCAGTAAGACATCACTTTCAGAATTTAGTAGACCCTAATGAATAAAAAAGAATTAGATAAACTATTTGCTGAAGCTGAGTCACAAAAAATTACTGAACTTAAATCTGACAATGTTAGATTACTTAAGCAGTTAGAAAAAGCTAAGAATAAAAAAGCTGACCTAATTGAAGCAGTGTACGATGCAGTTGCTACAAGTTTACGTACTTGGGATAAACCTAAAGTACCTAAACCTTCTCTTCCAAAGAAAAATAAACACGAAGAGATTGCAGTAGCTGTATTATCTGATGTTCAGTTAGCAAAAGTAACGCCAGATTATAACACACAAGTAGCTGAAGAACGTGTAATTAAATACGCAGAAAAGATAGTTGAGTTGACAAACGTACAACGATACTCTCATCCAGTTAAGAAATGTGTTGTATTGGCAGCTGGTGATATTGTAGAAGGTGAACTTATATTCCCAGGCCAAACACATCTTATTGATGCTTCGTTATATAACCAAGTAACAATAGATGGACCTAGAATATTGACACAATACTTTGACATATTACTAGCAAACTTTGAAGAAGTAGAAGTGCATTGGGTTATCGGTAATCACGGTAGCTTAGGTGGACGTGCTAGAAAAGACTATCATCCTGACAGTAACGCTGACAGAATGTTAGGCAAGATAATGGATATGGTATATGAAAACGATAAACGAATTTCCTTTATTATTCCAGATAGTGAAGGCGATAATCATTGGTTTGATATTGCTAATCTGGGTAAAGGATGTAAGTTCTTCGTCTGGCACGGAGATAATATCAGAGGCCACTCAGGATTTCCTTGGTATGGCTTCGGTAAAAAATTACTAGGATGGAAAGCATTAGCTAGTCGTGGTTTAATGCCAGACTTTGATTATGCAATTGCAGGCCATTGGCACACTCCGACCACTATGTATGTTAACGATATACGTTTATGGGTAAATGGTAGTACAGAAAGCTACAATACATACGCCCTAGAACAGTTAGCTAGCATGGGTAGACCTTGTCAATGGTTATTATTTGCAAAACCTAATCATGGAGTTACTGCAGAATACCTTGTAAAACTATAGAAAGTATAGTTATAATGTATATTATGGACAATATAAATGTCAAGTCTAAGTGGAAACTTAGTGGTCTTGAGTATAGTGGTCTAGGCGACAAGCCATACTTTATACTTACAGATGACCAAGGTGACGTTAAGTTGCTACCAGTAGAACGTGGTGTAACTAATTTACGTAACTTACTACACTTAGAAGAAGAATAATTTATAAGTCCTTTCGCTGTCCTTCGACACGAAACGACTTATAAAGAAAGGAATGTTATGTCTAATAACGTTGAATTACTATCCCCTTTTCCAGCTGAACTAGTGCGTAAAGCACCAGCAGGTAAGTTTGGGGACTATGTACCACACGCACATTATGTAGAAAGACTACGTGATAGTGGTGTTGTATACTCTTGGAGTTGTGAACCAGTATATGGTATGCACAATGGAGAGAAAAGAATAGTCGGTGCTAAAGGAACTATAACCATAGAAGGTATGGGTAGTTACGATGGCTTCGGTGACGTTGATACCTTCAAGCTAGGCAATGCCAAGTTTAATGATGGTAATAACTTAAAAGATGCTGAATCTGATGCATTTAAACGTGCATGTATGAGGTTCGGCTTAGGAGTAGAGCTATGGTCTGGTTCTACGCAATCAGAAGAAGAGGCTACTTCTGTAGCACCTGATGGTTACACTCAAGAAATGGCAGATAAAGATGCACAAGTTGAAGTAACTAAAGCTGATATGCGTAAGAAAGAAAATAAGCCTACTAAAGAAGATATAGCACGTATGGAATCAATTATGGATGACATTCTTAATGCATCCGAGGAAGGAAAATAATGGAATATAAAGTAGGTCAGGTAATACCTGACGATATTATGCCAGAAGATAGCAGTAGAAGATATGACATATTCAAAGATGACTATAAAGATACACTTGATATGTCACCTAACAAATGGGTTGCTATGGATGTAGTTAGCATTGAAGGTTTAGATAAACCAGCATTGAATGCAGCTATAACTAAATACTATGCAAGAGTAAATTCTTGGAACAAAAAGTATGATGGCGAATATGCATTTAGAACCTACAGAGATGGCAAACAATTTGTTGTTTTTGGAAAGCGAGTTATAAATGGAATATAAAATAGGACAGGTATTAACAGAAGTACCTGAATCAACATTTCAAAGAACTGGTAAGAAAGAACCTATCTTTGAGAAAGATAATTATGCCCAGCAATTAACAGACAATCCAAACAAATGGGTTGTACTTGATATGGTTGAAGGTAGAAAAGCTACTAAATTACATACAAGATACGTAAGGTATAACAAAAAATATAATTCTAAAGGATTTGAATTTAGAAGAATAATGTTACCTACAGGTCAATTGTTTATGGGTAGATATAATCCAAGTCTTTTATCATGAGTCAGGATATTCAGTTCATAGCTACAACTGTTGCAGGTATAACTGAACATATTCAGGATATTGATGAACGTAAAATAGTTATTGGTAAAGCTAATGATTATGCACGTGTCAAAAATTTCCCAAATGATAAAACATACTGGAGTGATGAACAACTAGATAAATATTTCTCTATGTTAGAAAAATTATCTGGAACTATGGAAGCTAAAATTCCTAGTGCATTAGACCAAATGTCTTTAGATGACAAGGTTGAAACACTCGTGGAAGCAGATATAGTTGAAGACATTACTCCAGACAATAGTAATCCAGAATTATCTGGAGTTGTAGGAGATATAGTAAATAAAATGGAAGAAGCTAAAAGCTATCGTGATGACCTTAAATGTCCATTCTGTGGACAGATGGTCTACGATAATCGTAAAAGCAAAAAGGGTGACAAGTCACCTGACTTCGTTTGTTCTACCAATGACCCTGCTATATGCGGTGGTCATACTGGTAAATGGCGTAAGTCCTGGTGGTTAGATAACTCTGACATACCTAAAGAATGGGGTATCGAACAATTCTAAAGGTGGAAAGGAAATTATGATACCAGAATATTTCAGGGGCGTAAAAATCCCTGCATATATTAAATCAAAAACACAACTCATAGCTTGGGTATTTACCGAGTTTATGGACAGTGACCCAATTAGTAACTGGGAGTTTGTGGCAGAACTACATTGCCACAGGTTCGGTGGAATAATACATAATCTTAGAGCAGAAGGTTATGAAATTACTACCTTGCCTTCTAAGAAGAGAGGTTTAGTACATTACTACTGTACTAAATTACCTTCATCGAAAGCTGCTACCATTAGCTAATGATAGAAGTAATCGTTGGGTGTATTATCCCTTTGGCTCTTACACCCAACTCTTTGACAGAGTATAAATCGTGTCATGATATGCAATATGAAATAAATAATGTTATTGAATGGCACGATACTGTCGATGAATATTTTGCCGAGGAAGACATTCTTAAAGCTCTAAATATAATATACTGCGAAAGCTCAGGAATAGCTGAAGCAGTAGGGGTAAATACAAATGGCTCTAAGGATGTCGGACTCTGGCAATTCAACGACAATACTTGGTCTTGGTTAAAATCTAAATTAGGTATAATGGGTAATAGAACTAATCCAAAAGTTGCAACTAAATACGCAGCTTGGTTGGTGTACAACGATGGTTGGCATCATTGGAACAGTAGTAAACATTGTTGGAAAGGAACTAATAATGAATTGTTATATTACAGAAAGGAAACTTAGTGGCATATAAAAACATTAATAAACAATTTAGTAAACAACTAGATGAAGTACTTAACGTAACTTGTACTATATGTGGTAAAGCATATATGACTGATTTTGAATTAGTACAGTACTGCGATAGTTGTATAGCAGATTTAGAAGAAGAAATATCATGAAAGAAAAAATAGATATTACAAAAATAAATATATTTACAAATCCAAAGTTTATGAAAGTATGGGCAAAACAGTTTGACCAAGCTTGTGGCAGCGATACTTTTAACGTAGCACCTAATATGATTAAGTTACGTTTTCTTATGGATAAATTTGTAACAGATTACAACTGGCATTTAAGTCAGTTAGAGGAGGAATAATGCCTACATATAAAATACTTGTAAGGTTTGATGCAGAAAATTGGGATGACGCTGTTAACGTTGTAGAAAATATGTATGTAAAAGATTGGATATCAGAAATGGAGGAAGAATAGTGAATAATTTTACAGATTATTCTACAAAAACAATTGACAATCGTACTGATGTATCAGCAGCTAGAAAGTCTTTTGTCAAATGGAATAAAGAAATGAAAGAACATGCTAATACTATTGATACATTTGGTGGTAGAAGACTGTTAGGTACTAATAAAAATGGTACACCTGTATGGATTTCATACAGTATTGATAAAGAAACATTGAACTTAGAAATAAAAACTACACACGAACTTAGTAGTTTACTAGAAGAAGGTGCAAAGTTATGCCCACGTAGAGTTACATTAGCTACTAATGCACAACTACCTTTAGATATTGAACACGAAATGCGACCAGCTACAAGAGTAGATGCAGGTGAAGTAACTGAAAATACATTACGTTACTTACAAAAGATACTTGATTTACCTAAAGGTGTAGGTTTTGTTGATGGTAAATGTAGTACACAAATGTTTATGTATGTTTCTAATGCAGTATATGAAGGTGAAAGTGTAAAAGAAAAAGGTGTACGTTGGTCAGATATACTACATTCTTGGGACTTTCCTTCAGGTAAATACTTTACAATATATGGATAGTAAACCTACTTATAGACCTTTACCAAAGTATATGACTATAAAAGAAAGTCCTATAGAAGGTTTAGGTTTATTTACCAATAAAGAAATTAAAGTAAAAAATCCTGACGATGCTAGCTCATTAGGTATTACACACGTATTTGTACAAGGTGATACATTTATATATAGAACACCATTAGGTGGTTTTATTAACCATAGTGATACACCTAACTGCGAAGTAATACGTATGGACCAATCACCAGACCAAGGTGTTAATCATCTCTTCCCTTTAAGAACTATTAAAGCAGGAGAAGAAATTACACTTAAATATACTATGTATAATGTCAATGGATAACTTGTCACAAATGCGTGAAGAAGCTCTTAAAAGAGCTGGAGGACGCTGTGAATGGGCATATTGTAACGATAATAAATGGTTAGAGCTAGCTCATATACAAGGTATAGGTATGGGTGGTAGTAAGTCACGTAAGTTTGATATGAATAATGTAGCTATCTTATGCAAATGGCATCATGACATATATGATGGTAGGCAATCAAGTGGACATAGTAAAGCTATAAGGGACTTATTACAAGGTTTTTTAAGAAGAGAGTATAAAGGAAAATAGCTGACGACTATTTATTTTTTTTAAGTTTCTTTAAACCTTCAGATAATTTACTAACTTTTTGTAGGTTCATAAGAGCTTTAACACCTTCTTCAACACCATACTTATGAACTTCATCAACAGCTTTTTTCTTTGATGGGTCACTACCAAATTCACCTACAAGTTTCATTGCTTGTTGATAGTCTTTTTGTTGACGAGTATAATTAGAAAAAGCTTTAGCTCTTAAAGCAGAATGTTGTTTAATACGTTTATTAAGTTCTTGTTTACCAAGACCAGCGTAACCTTTACCTACTTCGTTTTTAGCCATTACTTAGATAATTTAGAACCACGTTTTTTGACATCTCTGTCTTGCCAAACTGGTAATGTAGGTTTTAATTTTTTTATTTTCATTATTTACTAACTTTCTTAACAGGTTTAGCTAATTGTTTTTTAGCAAACTCTTTAATAACTACTAAAGCTGCAGACGCACCTGATATTGCAGCAAGTTGTACTGCGTCAGCATCTACACCTACTAATGGAGCAACTGTTAATGCACCAATAAATGCTTCAACAAATGTCCAAACTGTTTTTTCTAAAATTGCTTTATATTCTGCGTTCATTATTTCTCCAAGTTTTTACTAAGTATAGCACCAATACCTACAGCACCAAGTGTTGTAAGTAGTTTGCCTTTACCTTTACCTTTGCCACGTATTTTTTGTAGCTTCATCATACGTTGTGCATTACGTAAAGCCCTCTGAG